AGGACGCTTCCTCGCCGCACTCGGTGGTGAGTTCTTCCTTCCTGACTTCATCAAGACCCACAACGACCGCGACGACCTCGTTTCCCTCCACCGCTTCTGGATTGTTGAGTTCGGTGAGCTGGACGGCGGCATCGCCAAGCACTCCAACGCCCACCTCAAGGCGTTCTTCAGTCGTTCTGCCGACACCTTCTCCCGCAAGTACGCCCGCAACAACGAATGGGCTCAACGCACCTTCAACCCATGCGCCACCACCAACAAGGAGGTCGGCTTCTTCACCGATGAAACCGGCAACCGCCGCTACGCACCCATCCACGTTGGGCTCATCGACATCAGCCTCGTCGAGGCCCTCCGCGACCGCATCTGGGCCTCCGCACGCGCTGATTCCTTCGCCGGTACCCCCTGGTTCCTCCTCCCAGAGGAATCCGTCGCCATCAACGCCGTCAACGCTTCCCTCATGGTCGAAGACCCCTGGGAGTACAGCGTCGTCGAGTTCATCGCCAAAGGGCTCAACTGCGGTTTCAAGGACACCGCCACCGGGCGGCTGGTCGTTCGTACCCAGAACCTCCTCACCATGATCGAGCCCGAGAAAAGCCGCCGCCTGCCCAGCCACCTCACCCGCATCGCTCAGATCCTCATCCGCCTCGGCTACGTCCACCACAGGGGGCGGGAGGTGCCTGGTGGTCCCATGATTCGGGGGTTTATCGGGCCTGAGTAGCTGAGCCGGGGGGGGTGTCGCAACCCCGGCTCAGCCCCCGGCTCAGGATCGGGCTGCGACGGGCTGAGCCGGCAGTGTGCCAGGGGGGCCGGCTCAGCGAAATCCACTGCCCCCCAACCGTTCTCAGCCCTGATCCCCCTGATCCCCCTATACCTATAGAAAAAATAGAAAGGGGGCAGCAGTGTATCAGGGGGATACAGAACAGGGGTATCTGGGAAAGGGATAGGGAAAATGGCGGCTCAGCGGCTCAGGCGGCTCAGCACCCCCCCGTGTCAAAGTGAAAGGGCAGCACCGCGCAAACGGCCTGCCCCACGACCGATCGCTCTGGAGGAGCCGACCGATGCCCCAATCTTTGCAGCCCAAGATCCTGCCCAATGGCACCGCAGACTGGACTACCGCCTTTGACCGGCGCATTCAGAACGTGCCCTATGACTGGAAAGGGCCCCTCGTTGAAGTCCTTGACACCGCCCAGACCGTTGAAATGGGCATCCAGTGCCAACTTGACACCCCACCAACCGCTGAGCTGATCGTGGGCCTTACGCGTCTCGTCATGGAGGAGAAAGCCCGTCAGGATGCCAAGCACCCTTGATGCACCCCGCCGTCCCCCTGCTGGACCACCAGCAAGCCCTCGACCGCACCCTCCGCCAGCACCGCACCGACGAGCTGGCACGCCTCCCTCACCTAAAACGGGAGCTACGGGCCATGCGGGCGGCTCGCAGGTCTTACACTGCTCACACCGAATGAGGCGCAATCACCAACAGTGGCTAAGAGCACGAAGCTACAAATTGATCAACGTGTTAGCGATTGCTACCGATTGCTTTGTAGTGGTTATGCTCGGCGGGACATCCTTCACCACGCTTCCGAGAAGGGGTGGGATAAAACTGATCGGCAGATAGATACATACATACAACGTGCGCGGGAGATGCTCCTTGAAGACTCGGCCCTTGAGCGCCCTGTTTGGCTTTCTGAGGCTCTTGCACGACTTCGTAAAGCCGAACGCCATGCTGCATCGCTTGACCAGCCTGCCATCGTGATCCAGTCAGTGCTTGCCCAAGCCAAGCTGATTGGCTGGAAAGACGATGGCGCATGACCACAATCCTTGATCGCTGCCCAGCAGGCTCGATCCTCAGCAAGCCGCATCGGGCCTCGCCGTTCAACATGGCAGCCGAAGCGGCTCGCCTCCACGACACGCTCACCGCACCACAGCGTGCCGTTGCTGATGCCGACACCCGCTTCAAGCTGCTCTGCTGCGGGCGCCGCTTTGGCAAGACCTACCTCTCGATCTCACAGCTCCTCACATGGGCGATGGAGAAGGCGGGTGGTTTGTTCTGGTATGTCACCAGCACCTACCGCGCAGCGAAGCGCATCGCATGGGCAGCGTTGCGCGAGATGGCGCTGCCTGAGACTGTCGCCAAGATCAACCACTCCGATCTGACCGTCACGCTGGTCAACGGCTCGACCATCAGCCTGCTGGGTGCCGACAACCCCGACAGCCTTCGTGGCGTGAGCCTGAGCGGCTGCGTGATCGACGAGGCTGCCTACGTTGACCCCAGGGTCTGGACCGAGGTGATCCGCCCTGCCCTGTCGGACCAGGAGGGCCCCTGCTGGCACATCACCACACCACGTGGCTACAACCACTTCCACGAGCTATGGGAGCGATCCGAGGACGACCCGACCTGGAGCAGGTTCAGCTACACCACCATCGACGGCGGGCACGTCAGCGAGGAGGAGATCGCCGCGGCCAAGCGCGACCTTGATGCACGCACCTTCCGGCAGGAGTACCTGGCCAGCTTCGAGACGGCAGCAGGCAGGGTCTACTACGACTTCGACGAAAGCAATATCGACGACACGGTGGTGGACTTGGGTGGGCACGTGCTGGTGGGCATCGACTTCAACGTTGGCGTGATGGCTGGTGTGCTCTGCTCGCTGGCAGGACGGCAGCTCCACCAGTTCGACGAGATCGCGATGCCCAACAGCAACACCGACGAGGTGTGCCAGTACCTGGCGGAGCGGTTCAAGGGGCGGCGGGTGCTGGTCTACCCAGACCCCACAGGGTCAGCACGCAAGACCAGCAGCGCAGGGCTGACCGACCACGGCATCATCCGCCGGTGGGGGTTCAGTTGCATCACGCCAACATCCCCATGGAGCGTGAAGGACAAGATCAACGCTACCAACGGGATGGTGTGCAACGCATCAGGTGAGCGTAATTACTTCGTGCATCCAAAGTGCAAGAAGACCATCCGTGCGCTGCGTAGCGTCACGTTCAAGGAAGGCAGTGAGGACTTCGTGATCGACAAGACGCCAAACATTGAGCATTGGACGGATGGCCTCGGTTATCTGGTGCTCAGCGCCTGCAACCAGATGAAGCCCTGGCCAACCGGGGCAACCTCGGTCGAGGTGTGGTAGGCGCCCGTAGACTCCTCCCATGGCAGATCAGTTCATCCCCATCGGCGGCTTCCCTGACAGGGCGATCGGTAACGCCCCCGGTGATCCCCGCGTAGGCCCCTGGGGCCTTGGTCTGTTCCCCGGCACCACGGGGATGTTCCGGGAGATCGACGATCAGATCGACCCGAACGATCCGGCGGCGCCCACCTCGATCTATCGCCTGCAGGCGGAGCAGTGGGGGGAGATAGGCCTGTGCATGGGTGGCAACGCGGAGATTCGCAGGAACGCCTACAGGCTGATCCCGCAGCTCAGCAAGGAGAAGGATCCCTGCTACGCCCGTCGGCTACAGCATGTGCTCTACTCGCCCTATATGCAGCGCATCATTGCTGCTGCTGTGGGCTTGATCCTCCGCAAGCCGATCACCTTGAAGGGTGGTAACGAGGAATGGTGGGAGGAATGGCGCGAGAACTGCGACCGGCAGGGCAACAACCTCGACAACTACTCCAAGAACCTGCTCACCCAGGCACTGGCCTACGGGCACTGCTGCTCCCTGGCCGACAACACCGCTGATACCACCATCCAGACACTGGGCGACCAGTATGAGCAAGGCGTGATGCCGTTCCTGACGATCGTGCATCCCCGGCAGCTCATCGGCTGGCGCGAGGACATCCGCAGCACCGGCAGCATCGTGCAGCAGGTGCGGATCCTGGAGGAGACCACTGAACCAGACGGGAAGTTCGGGGTGAAGACCATCCGACAGGTGCGGGTGCTGGAACCCGGCAAGTTTGAGGTGTACCGCCGTCGCAACCAGCTCGTGGACGATGAGCCCACCCTGGCCGCGGGGCCTGGCATCCCGGATGCGTCCGGCGGCAACACCTGGGAGGTGGTTGAAGGTGACAACGTGGACCTGGATCGCATCCCGCTGTCGGCGGTCTATTCCGGGCGGAATGGCACCTTCCTGTCGCGGCCCCCGCTGCGGGATGTGGCATTCATCAACCTGCAGCACACGCGGGTGCAGTCGAAGCT